GCCTGCAGAGCTTCCTGCTCCAGCGCCAAGTCGTAGTCGGTCGATGCGACGCGGTTGTCAGCCAGGCGAAGCGCTTCAGCCTCTTCCTTGCTGAGATCGTCACGAACGATGACCGGAACCTTCGTCATCCCGAGGTGCAGGGCGGCCAGGCGGCGGCCGTGACCGGCGATGATGACCAGATCCTTGTCGACAACGATCGGGCTCGTCCAGCCAAGGCGCTTGATGAGGGCTGCGATATTGGCAACCTGCTCGTCGGAATGCTTCTTGGCGTTCTTGGCGTGTGGGATGAGAGAAGCCAGATCGAGGATCTGGACGGCTAGGCTATTCGTCATGGTCGGAAAGTTCCCCGTAAAGCTTCATGAGTTCATCCGGGCTCTTCTCCCGGACTCTGGTTTTGGTTTCGAAGAACTCGCCGGCGTCACACTCGCCGCAGATCGGGTTGCGGCGGTTCTTCAGGAAGTATTTGCAGCCTGTGCAGTCGTCGAACTTCGGCCGGACGTTCATTCGTCGTCTCCGGCGTCGATGTCTTCGAGATCATCAGTCAAATTTGACTGACCACTAACGGCATGCAGAAGGAGGTGAGCCAGCGCGTCGCCGGCATTGGTGAGATCGTCGGAGCCGATGAAGCCCTGCGCCTGTTTCACAGCCTCGATTCTGGCGGTGATGTCTTCGGCGTCGCGGTTGGAGCACTTGAAACGCAGGATCGTATGCGTCTTGGCAGGCTTCTCAGTCTCAGGCTGCGGAGAAGTGTCGTTCTCCTCGCTTTTTTCGAAGTTTTCTTCGAAATCCAATGAATCCAAGTCTATTTCAGACGACGTGACGAAACTGTCGAATTCATTTTGGGTGTAGGGAAGGAAGTCAGCGAGTTGGTCGGCATGAGCGAGGCTTTTGATGAGTTCGCCGAACGCGATGGCATCATCGACGCCGTATCGTGCGTTGTCGGCGATACCGATCTCCTTGGCCTTCTCCTCATCGATTGGCCCCAGATTGACGATCGGGACCACTCCCCTCCCCTGCCGCTGCGCGATCTCGTTGCGGTGTTGACCACCCAAGATCTGCAAAGTTTTGTCGCCATTTCGCGAATTAACGATTTCGCGAACGACAACCGGACGGAAGATGCCGAAGCGCTTCATAGACGCCTCAAGCTTCTGCTCGTTCTCCGGCGTCATGATGTTTGTATTCCAGGGATTCGGCTGCAGCGTGGATGGATCCGCTTCCCCGTATTTCGGATAGCCCTTCAGGGGCTCCACTTCTGTCATCTTATTCTAAGCCTTGAATAGTTGGCGTTTGTCAGTCAGTATTTACTTACATCATATCCGGAACCGAACGCAACAGGCAACGTGAGATTTTTATGACCCTTGTGAAACTGGCGCATAACGCCGTGAACGCGAAGCTGATCGACCCTACCGAGAAGGTCGAAGGTATCGTTTCAGAACTTCTCTCCTACATGGTCTCCGGTGCTGAGCAGTCCTTCGCCTTCAATCAGGGCACATGGGATGGTCGCTCGTCGTTCTACGCCTTCAAGACACAGAGCTTTCCGGCTGGCTTCGCCTACATGATCCACGCCGAGCTGACGCGCCGCGGCTTCAAGGTTCAGCTCGTTCGCAAGCCACATCACGAGCCGCTTGGTCCGGAGAGCCCGATCGTTGACGAGTTCGGCAATGACGATCCGCGCTACGACTACCAGATGAAAGCCTTGAAGGCCGTCGAACGACATGGCCGCGGCATCATCCAGGTCGCCACCGGCGGCGGCAAGTCGAAGATCGCCAAGCTTATCATGATGCGCTTCAGGCGCCCTACCCTCTTCCTGACGACGCGCGGCGTGCTCATGTATCAGATGGGCGAGCAGCTCGACGAACTCGGCATCAACACCGGCATGGTCGGTGACGGCGTCGAGAAGATGGTCAAGGGCATCAACCTCGGCATGGTGCAGACACTCGTTGCTGCGCTGAAGGAGCCGAACCTCCAGGAAGAGATCATCGCTGTTACCAAGTCCCAGCATCGTTCGAAGAAGAAGGATTCGAACATGCCGAAGGAGCAGATCCGCGAATTGGCGGAAGAGCGAGTTCGCGAAAAGACGAAAAGGCGAAATCGCTACATCACTTTCCTCGAAATGATCGAGGTCGTGATTGGCGAAGAGGCTCACGAGGCCGGCGGTGACAGCTATTACCAGATCCTGCAGTTCTGCAAGAACGCGTCGATCCGCGTTGCTCTGACTGCGACCCCGTTTATGCGCGACGACGCCGAAGACAACATGCGTCTGATGGCTGCTTTCGGCTCAGTGCTCATCCGGATCAGCGAAGAGCAGCTCATCAACCTCGGCATCCTGGCAAAGCCGTATTTCAAATACGTCCAAAGCCAGGCGCCGAAGGAGATCTTTCGGACGTCGCCCTGGCAGCGCGCCTATGAGTTCGGCTACCTGAAGAACGCGCACATGCACAAGGACATCATTCGTGATGCTCTAATGGCAAAGCGCTACGGTCTGCCCTTTCTGACGCTCATCATTCGCGAGGATCACGGTCTGGCGCTCGCTCGGAAGATGGAGCACGTCGGCCTGAGGGTCGTCTTCCTGAACGGCAAGGCCAGCCAGGCAGAGCGCAAGAAGGCGCTTGGCGAGCTCGGCCGCGGTGAGATCGACGGTATCATCGGCTCCACCATCGTTGATGTTGGTGTTGACGTCCCTGCTCTCGGCCTGGTGCAGCTCGCCGGCGGTGGGAAGGCTGAAGTCGCCCTGCGTCAGCGCATCGGTCGCGGTCTGCGTGCGAAAAAGGGCATGCCGAACGTCGCATTCATCGCCGACTACAACTGCGCTGGCAATATCTCGCTGTCTGAGCACACCGCGAGTCGGCGCAACGTTGTCAAAAGCACCCCTGGCTTCGCTGAAGGCATTCTGCCGGCCAACCAGGATTTCGATTGGTCCATCTTTGCAGCACAGAGGAAAGCAGCATGACCGCAGAACGTCGCCTTGTGGACCCGATCCACTTCTTCAACACAACCGGTCTTGCCGCTGTCACGGAAAAGTTCCTGCTGGACTCGATCGACGAGCTATTGAAGGACAACGCCAAGCTTTCCAAGCTCGTGCGCAAGGCCAAACAGGCCGGTTTCATTGAGGAAATCGATCCTGCTTAAGCGAATTCGCTAATTCGTGCTTCCGCTAAATCAGCTCCTGTTGTAGTGTCAGTAAATATTGACTGACAAACGCAGGAGCTTTTCTATGTCGTCAAACCTCCCTCGCAAGATCGCCCTTTGCGGCAACCCGACTTCCGGCAAAACCACGGCCGCTGAAATCATCAACGCCGCCTACGGGCATGAGCTCGCCGATGACGGCCTTCCATTGCGCAAGATTGCCATGGATTACCTGGGATTGACCGCTGACCAGGTCTTCACTCAGGCCGGCAAGCTCGAATTTGTCACCATCAATGGCCGTGAATGGCAGGTGCGCGAGATCCTCGGCGAGATCGGCAATGCCTTCGAGGAGAAGTTTGGCGGCGATATCATCCCGATCATGAGCGACAACGCGCGCCCCAAGGGCTCCTACTCCGTCTTTGGCTCCGTGCGTCGCGAGCAAGGCCGCTACTGGCGCGAACAAGATGCTCTGGTGCTGGAGATCGAGAATCCTCTCGCTGGCCCCTCCAAGTTCGAATTCGACACCTACAATCCGGCCTATGCGCATGCCAAGATCAAGAACGACGGCCTGGCGCGCGGTCTGTCGCCGGAAGCTGCGCGCAAAGACCTGGCTGAGAAGCTCTTCGCGGTCATCGGCTCCGTCCCGTCGAGTGAAGCGGCATGATGCAAGTCTGGTTTAAAGGCCAGCTCAAGGGGTTCCTCGATCGGGAGCCCCATGGGAGCACGCCGACGCACTGCATATTTCGAGACTCCGATTATGGGCTTGGACCTAGCGATCCAACGAATTCGGTAAATAGCGATTTCGCGATTGCGCGAACCAAGCGCAACGCCAAGGTCGATCGGTTCGATCTGATGATGCGTGGCAATGACCTCGCCGGCTTCGTGGCTGAGAAGCACAAGGTCGATATCGCCACCTGCTGCACCGAGACGATGTGTAACCAGGACGCCATGCGGTTGACCTGGGAGGCGCTCGACGCCCAGACACCGGAGATCTACGAGGAAATCTTCGATATGCCGGAGTTTGAGCCGCTATGAGCAACTCTCCTACACCCATGTATGACTTCCTTCGTGAGATCCAGGAGGAGTTTAACGGCTTCATGCTCGGCGAATACCTGGGCGGCGGCAGGCATCGCGCCGTCTATGAGAGCTCCTGGCAGCCTAGCGAGTTCGTCATCAAGGTCGAGCGGCCGTCCGATCAGGCAGCCTTCTGCAACGTCATCGAGCACAAGGTCTGGAATTATCTCTGTGAGAGCCCATACGCGCACTGGCTGGCGCCGTGCTGCGGAATCTCACGCCAGGGCTCAATCCTCATCCAGAAGCGCTGCGAATGGATAGACCCCAAGGACATTCCATCCGTCGTGCCGCACTTCTTCAGCGACTGCCACGACCGCAATTGGGGTCTTTACGAAGGCCGACCGGTGCTCTTCGACTACGGCTTCCTCTGGGGCTTCATGAAGTCCATCCAGGAGGAGAAAAAGATGCGTCTTGTGTCCCGAAAGAACCTCGACAAAACCACCAGCTCGTGAAACTAAATACCCCGGCGCAGCCCTAGAAATCTCTCGTTTGAGATCCCGGTCTCTCTCGTTTGTTGTTTCGTTGTTGACACAAATGGGCTGCGCCAACCTCTCCCTTCAAATTTGGTAGTGTCTCGTTAACCCGAATCCGCTAAGTAACGATTTAGCGAAATCGTTCAAACGGGAATTAGCGACCATGACCCTGATAATCGCGTGCCTGTCCCAGAAAGGCGGCGTCGGCAAGTCCACGCTCGCTCGGCTGATGGCTAGAACCTACGCATCGGCTGAGTGGTCGGTGAAGATCTGCGACTTCAACACCAACCAGCTCACTTCGGTTGATTGGGTGGCGGCACGCATCCGCGGTGTGATCCAGCCGGAGATCGAGGCGCAGCCGTTCAACTCGGTCAAGAAGCTGAAGAATGAGACGGCCGACTGCCTGATCGTCGATGGCGCGCCGGACTCTGTTCAGACCTCGCTCGAGGCTGCCCTGGTCGCCGACCAAGTCATCGTGCCGACCGGCGTGACCGTGGACGATCTGAAGCCGCAGCTTGGCTTTGCCCAGGAGCTCGCGGCCAAAGGCGTCAGCCGAGACAAGATCTTCTTCGTCCTCAACAAGACGGCCGACAGTGAGGCCGCGGTTCGCGAGGCAGCAGCGCTCATCAAGAAGCAGGGCTTCGACGTCGCCGATACCGATCTAGGCACCAGGGCAGGGTATCAGTCCGCTCAAAACACCGGCTTTGCGATCTCCGAGACCAAGTATCCGTCGCTCAACGAGCGCGCTGAGGCTCTCGCCAGCGAGATCGTCACCAGGATCAACCAGGCCGCGGAGGAAGCAGCATGACAAAGGCACCAGTTGAAACGGCAGCTACCAAGGCACCGGTAGGCAAGCCGCCAAGCAAGAAGGCCGACGAGTTCAAGCTGCTGGCGACGATCGCCGATACCGCCGAGACGCCATTCGTGGCCGACAACATGAAGGTCAAGAAGGTCTACAAAGATCTGAACTTCAAGGTGGACGGCGCATTCAGCCGGGAGTTCAAGATGACCGCGACCGCGAGAGGCATGTCGATGAAGGAACTCCTCGAGGAGTGCTTCGCGGCCTGGAAGAAGACGCAGAAATGACAAAGGGCGCTCTAAGCGCCCTTTCTTTTATCGTGCATTCGCTAAATCGCGAAATCGCTCTTTCTGGATAAAGCGATAGGTTCGCCAGATGAACCGCAGGAAGAGCAGCACCAGACCGGCGACAAAGATGCCGATCAGGAGCCAGAGCGCCAGCCAGACGTAGAGTAGGGCGACGACGCTCATCAGGCAGCTCCCAGCATATCAGCAAGGACAGCCCCGCCGAGCTCGCCTTCGAGACGTTGCGGCTGGAATACGCCGCGGTTGAGGCGCATGAACGCATCCTCGATCAGACCACGAGCCATCTGCACGTCACGACCATTGACCTCGGCGCCGAGTGCGACGTGCCGGTCGATCTGGCGCAGAACCATTTCCTCGAGAACCTTGTTCTCGTTGACCAGCTCGACCAGGTGGATCGGCTGCTCGTTCTTGTAGCCCTTTATGGGCAGTCCTTTGACGGTGTCCGTCATTTCAGATCCTATTCTTGGTATCGTGGAGCATGAAGGCGATCACGACGATGAGCACCAAGGTGAAGTCAATGGACTTCACCACCAGGTCAGTCGTATCGCCGGCGAGCGAGACAGCGTCCATGCTCAGGCTGCCTTGCGATCGGTGAGCTTGTCGGCGACGAGGAAGCGGAAAGCCTCTTCGATCTGATCCTTGGTGAAGCTGCCATCCGGAAAGACCGGTCCTTCGCAGATCGGATCGCTAATTCGCTCTTTCGCGACAGAAGCAAGCGGCGCCTCTTCGTCCACAAGCGGATTGTCGAGCGCCTCGAAGGTGTAGTGCGTCCAGCCAAAGGCCGGCACGATCGCCTTGCCATCGATCTCGAGCGCCAGGGCGCCGCCGTCGTCGTCGATGTGATCCAAGACGTCATAGCCGACGAAGACCAGGTCGCGGCGATCGTCATAGTGAACGGAAACGCGAGTTAGCGAATTCTGGCTTTCGCTAATTTCGATCGCGCCTTCGTCCAGGTCAATCTTGAAGCTGCCGTCCGCATTCGAGAGCGAGCCGGCGGTGACAGGCTCCTGTTCGGTCGGCTCGCCGCTGAGATAGCCAGGGGCTGCTGTTACGGCGTCCTCGAGGGGAATGCTGTCGGCAAGCTGACCGAAGAGATCGAGCACAGGGAAGCCAAACGGACCAGCAGTGCGCTTGTAGACGAACGGCTCCTCGGTCGGAACGAATGTCAGCTCCTGGAGAAGCCTGTTCGGCACGAGAACGTCGCTCATCGTCAGGGAGAGGGGAGGGAAGGCGGTCTGGTAGAGGTTGCGCTCCACGTCGTAGTAGCTCTTGAGCTCCAGACCGACGCGCTGGAAGCCGTCGAGCGCGGAGAGGCCAGTGCTCATGTAGATCAGCACGTTGCCGCGATCGTCCCTGAAGACGTAGCGGCCGTCCGTGTGGCGTGTCAGCAGCCGGTCCTCAAAGTCGTTGAACAGCGACATGCTGAGCGGGGCCTCGAGGAATTCCTGAACGCCGTTCTCGTGCGTTCTGACCTGGAGGTTGCCGGAGTTAGTGATTTCCATAGGAGAGATCCTGCGTTGATGATGAGGCGACTGTAGCCGCGCGTCGAATGTCAGTCAATAGTTACTGACACATAAGGATAGGTAGTCCGGGATCCGGGAATCTGGGCGGTCTGGTAGAGGGGAGAGCAGGGGAGGGGCCTCGGCATACCGCACCTATGCTGTCCGTCCAGGCCGGGAATGAGGACAGGTAGTCCGAGCCGGGAAGTGTCGGCGCAGCAGGAGGCATCCCTTTCGAGCGACGCACTTTTTTCTAAGACTTCGCTTTCACCTCGAAAACTCACGCTAGCAACACTGTCACGCGACACTAGAGAATCAATCACGCGCGCATTGTCACGACGTTGCACGAGGGATGCAGCGACGCACAAAAACGATAGATGACAGCGCACGACACACAACGCGCGTCAGTGCGCGTCTATGTGTCAAATAGAGTGCATCGAATTATTTTCGCAAAATGTCAGTTATTTTTGACTGATACGCTTGACTGTTTTTGCGAATAAGTGTTTAGTGAACATGTTAACAACGCTGATTAAACAGCACAACGAAAGAAAGACAAGCAAATGACTGAAGTAACGAAGAACAACGAAGTCAAGATCAACGCATACGCTGCAGATTTGAACAAGCGCTATGACGATGAACTGAAAAATGGTGCATGCGCTGCATCGCTCAAGTTCATCACTGATGTAACGCTCACAGTATCGCAGAAAAGCGTTGCTGCGTTGCTCAAGAAGAGCAACGTTTCTGAGGTGTTTTCGCACGACAAGCGCGTCGAAAATAAGTATATGTGCATGAAAGCAATCAACAGTGTTGATAGCTTGCTCAAGTTCGCAACGCGCGACGATGTAAAACACCTCAAGAGCAATCTCGAAGAAGTGTTGCGCACGCTTGTTAACTTCAAGAACGCTAATGTAAACTTCACTGTGCGCGACATTGAAGACAGCTTGAACGCGAGCGCGAAAATCGACGACACCAAAAAAGCGCTCATCTATCAGCGTCGCACGCAATTCGCGAACTATGCACGACATGCAAACATGAGCATGCGCGCACTGCATGCGCTCAATCTGATTGAGCAGAAAAACAAGACTGAATATGCAGTCAACAACAACGCAATCTTTGCGCTCATTGAAGCGAAGCTGAGCGCGTAACACCACAGAAACGAGTGTCAGTCTTAATTGACTGACACTCACACGAAACACCAACGAGAGATTTAGATAATGCGCATACACATGACAAAGAAAGAGCGTCGCGAGCGCGACAACTTCAGACAAGCGCTTAGCATGTCGTTTGCTAACACCTCAGACGTTGCGCTGTTAGAGCGCGACTATGAAAGCGAGTATTTCGACATGCGCGACTATGTGCGCACCACAGAACGCGAGCGCATGAGCGCTGAATAAAACAGCAAAAGCAGATACAAGCACACGCTAAACAAGCGTGTGCTTTTCTTTGTTTTTGGTGCGGAAACGGACAGGCTCGCGAGCGCGTGTCTGTGAGCATGCGCTAATTGAGCAAGAGGTGTGAGAGCGTGCGCTTTCGAAGCGTCGACTAATGCAGCAGCGCGTAATGTAGCATCGACTAATGAAGCGTCGAGCGATGTAGCGAGCGCTCATATATTGACAGGCATCGCCAGCGGGAC